TTAGCTGCTAGAGCTCCTGCTCCAATTCTAATCATCTGATCCTTATTGGATTTGAATGCATCGCCTAGCGTTTTTAATCCGCCTGCGATATCTCCTTTAATCATTGACTGTGCGGCTGTTCCTGCATTACTTGCATCCAGGAAAGCTAAACCTGCGCCAGTTTCAATTAAATTAACTGAGAAAGTTTTCTTTCTCCTGGTTGATCTCTTTCTTCGTCTTGCTACCATGTGTGTCCTTGTGGGGGCGATGCCTACGAGCGACCCCAGATACTCACTTATGGGGAGCTACTTAACTTTGACGCATCGCCTGCAGCACACTTTACAATGACTTAAACCGTGAATACATTTCCACCTAGTCATACTCTTCTCTTCGCTTACCTTCAAAGTAACGCCTGGTATGATGGCAGTGCTGACAATCGTAGAACATTCCACAGTGACATTTAGATCTACCGTTTTCCCAGTCGCTGCAGATTGCTATAACAAATTCATTCCAGGTTAATGGAACTCTTCTCTTTGACATATGATCATGTATTTTATCTTTGTACTTTTCTAACATTGTCATTACGTCGGGGTGAAGTTTGATTACTTTACGTTTCATTCAATCACCTGGATCTCATGGATTGCTCCACACTTCGGATCTCGACACTGAGCGTAACATGTCAAACCGATTTTTTTACAAACTGAACACTCGACTTCTCGTAGGTCTTTCATGGGTCTCAAATTGGGAACCAGTTTATAACACTTAGTGGCTAGACAGAGCTAAGGCTTTTCTCAAAAACTATTATTATATTATATGACGGATTATTATTATTATTATTATTATTATTATAGACGATAAATCCTTTTTTGTTTGTTGTTACAAACGTTTAGTGTAGCCTTTTTCTAGTATTTGACGCAGAAAGAAAGTCCCATAGGCTTGTCACCCACTACTTTAGGCCTAGTTTACCGCTTTTCTTGGGCGGTTCAACCGCTACTTCGGGGCTGTTTACCCCCGTTAATTGGGCTAAACCGCCCCTTTTCATCATATATTCGGCCACAAAGCCTAGCATAGGATTGTCTTTTGTTAATGCTTTAATTGTGGTCTGACCTGTGGCATCATCTAATTTCTTACTAGCATTACCAAGAGATCCAAAAAAGCTAGATTGAAACTCCTGGAGTTTATCATGCATCCTTTCCTCTATTTCGTCAACAATAACTTCTAGGGCATTCATTAATGTTTCATTTGAATCTTCAGACTCAACCCAGGTGGTCCATTTTTTTCTGCTTAATTCCGCAATGTATTGCGATAAGAAGAAATAAAATATTGTCCAGGCAATCGCATAAGCTAACAGTGTGTAGGCATCAATTTCCATATTATTATCTTCCTTTAGGTATTATCAAACAAGACCACTTTCCAGTAAGCGGATCCTTATAGGCATAATGACCAGGGCCGCATATTGGTTTAATGTTTACATTTTGTGGGTTCTTTTCTTCAGGCTCAGGAGGGCCAATAGTCGGTGAGACGGCAGAGCCCTCAAAAAGCCTAAACAAAACAATCAATGGTCCTAAGTTCATTAGCCCTCATCCCATTGAGTCTGTGTAAATGCTGTAGGTTTATTGCATCCTTCACGTTTCATATTTTTAATAATGCTTAATCCGTGTGTAGCTTGAATTAGAGTACCTATCTTATCGCCCAAAAAGCTATTGAACTTATCATTAAGGATCTTCCAATCTACTGCATCAGATTCCCAACGCTGACACCTGGACAATTTTCTTTTGCTACCATCAGCTAACGTAATCTCTGCAGGCGTTTTTGGATTGTTACTATATGCTCCTGAAACAATACCAGCCACACCACCCCCTAACCAATTACTAACGTCATTCGATGTTGGTAAATCTTGATCCTTAAGATAAGACCAGGCTACAACAATCCCAGCAGTCGCAACTCCTGCAAAAAGTATAGATGGTACTAAACTAGGTATGACAGTATCTAGAAGATCACCCCGTCCACGCTTATAGTATCTGTCTAAAGCTCCAGTTTCAGTCGGTGTTAACTTCTTGAATGTCGACCCATCGGGTAACAACTCTACGGCCATCAGACAATACCTGTTTCTTTACCAGTAAGATAGATAAGCAAAAGTCTGACAAGTAACTGTTCCACTGATCGTTTGTCATTAAACCAGGAGGGGAACTCGACATTGTAGATCGTAGTGCTCATTTAATGCGCTTAGTAGCGCTTTGAATTGCTTTATGCATCTCCAGGAGTTTAGGCACTGACATAGGTACGCTACTATTCGCATGTCCCATCTTGTCTAGTAATAGATCATACGTCGCATTTGTTAATGTACGCATCTTCTTTTTTACATTAGTGATCGTTAGTTTCTTCTTAGGCATTATTTCACAGCCTCCAGGATTAAGCATACTGTTATTGGAATTCCACTGCTATCTGTAGTTTGACAGATTAATTCAATGTGAGCTTGAGCAGCTACAATACAAATGGTATCATCAAAATAGGGGGCTTGTGCAGCGCTAGGGTGATTAAAACGCTCAAATATAAGCTGTCCATCTTGTTTTAATTCATATCCTACTAATTCTCCACTTGCTAAAGTACTAGAATCAATACCAAATGATGTATTCATTTTGAATGCTGAATCACTCGGGGTAATGAAATCAAATGCTGTAACAGGGGATCCGTTAGTTGGTGTTACTTGGCCAGACCATCCCGCATAGGTATCACCACCTACATAACTGATAGAACCGCCAGTACCGGCAGGGTTGCTACCTGCAGTATTACCTGCGCCACCGCCTCCGATTAGAGCCATTAGGCTCCTAAGCGAATTGACAGGTAACTATACAATCCACGGTGGCCGCGGAGGTTGTCATTATTTCGTAACTTGCAGAATTTCCAGGCTGCACAGCTAGATCTGTATCAATGCTTGCATACATCGTTGTTGCGCCAACGCTAGAAGGCATAGCGGATAATCCGCCTGCATTGAAAACAGCGTCGCCGTCCCTCATTGCATTGCCTGTGATCTTTACGGCTCCACAAAATTCCTCTACTGCGTCAACAGAGAATGAAACTGTGATATTTTTGATAGAACTGACATTGGTTGGAACAGTAAAACTGCTCGAAACTGTTGCCGCTCCAAGGCCGCTAAGTGATTCGAAAACCCCTGCAACGGTTGTGCTTTGTGTTGTACTACGTGTTATTGCTAGTGCCATTGTTTTTCCTTAGGCCCTCAATTTGAGCGGACCTATTGCTCCTAATATTTTTGAACCACCGAGACTTCCAACAACTAACTTAGCTGCTAGAGCTCCTGCTCCAATTCTAATCATCTGATCCTTATTGGATTTGAATGCATCGCCTAGCGTTTTTAATCCGCCTGCGATATCTCCTTTAATCATTGACTGTGCGGCTGTTCCTGCATTACTTGCATCCAGGAAA